AATGGTAGTAAATACAATGAAACTCCTTTAATAACTATCACAGGAGATGGGACTGGTGCAACTGCTGAAGCATTTATGGTTAACATAACTGTAAGTGGTGGATCACCAACTGCATCTGCTGTTATAAGAGCAACAGTAAAAGAAGGACAAATAAGATCTGTTGATATACGAGATGGTGGTGCAAACTATGATGAGGACAGAGCAATATTAAATGTGTCAGCACCTGATGCGGGTGGTATTGCAGCAACATTAATACCTACTTTTACCAATGGAACATTGACTGCAATCAATATTTTAACTGGTGGTTCTGGTTACAAGAGTGTAAGACTTATAGATATTACTAACGGTGGCAGTGGTTACACATCTGCATCTGCATCGTTTACTGCTGCTCCTGCAGGAATTACAGGTGCCTTTACAGTTCCAGAAACTGTTACTGGTAGCACAACTGGAACAACTGCAAACCTAGTTGAATGGAATGCAGACGAAGGATTTGTAAAACTTAAAACACCTACTGGCACATTCCAGATAGGAGAATTAATTGTAGGATCAGAGTCTGGAGCACAGATAGTTTTGGATAATAGAGATGAGCAAGCAACTGCTGATCCTAAATATTCAGAGAGCGTAACCTTTGAAAACTTTGGTGACGATATCATTGACTTTAGTGAAGGCAACCCATTTGGATTAGTATAATGTTAGGTGCATACACATACAATAAAATTATTAGAAAATGCGTTATAGGATTTGGTACGCTATTTAATAATATAGAATGTAGAAAAGAAAATAAAGACGGTTCAGTATACAGTAGGATGAAGGTGCCTTTGGCATACGGTCCTCGACAGAAATTTTTAGCAAGACTAGAACAACAGGCAGATCTAAACCAGAAGGTTGCGATTACAGTTCCACGTTTGTCATTTGAGATGACAGGAATATCATATGATAGTTCTAGAAAACTTGCACCAACAACTCTAACACTCAAAGCAAATACAGCGAATGCAGTTAAAAAACAATTTACACCTGTCCCTTATAACATTGACTTTGAGCTTAATGTTATATCAAAAACAAACGACGAAGCATTAGAAATAATAGAACAGATAGTTCCTATATTCCAACCCTCATATCAAATGACTCTTAAGTTGGTTGATGATATGCAAGACTTTAGAGACGTTCCTATTATATTGAATAGCATCAATTATAGTGATGACTATGAAGGATCTTTTGATGAGAAGAAGATTACTTTGATTACGATGAACTTCACTGTCAAAGCATACATCTTCGGACCTGTAGGAACTCAAGCACCAATCAAGAAAGCAAAGGCAGACATATACACAGATATGAAAGACGTTGCTACTACAAGACAGGTTGCTTATCAGGTACAACCAAAAGCACTTACAGATCAAAACAAAGATGGAACTACAGAACTTTCATCAGCAATTAACGCAAGGAACCTCACCATTGAAGTTGTGGACTACGTTGACATACCAACACAATCATATATTGAAATTGGTAATGAAGTAATGTATGTAAAAAGTAAGTCATCTCCAAACAAACTATCAGTTCGTAGAGCACAAAACGGAACTAAGGCAGCATCTGCTGCATCTGGAACTCCAGTTGATATTATCAATGTAGATGATGACAACTTACTAACAGGTGGTGATGACTTTGGATTCAGTGAAACGGTATCGTATTATGAATAACGAAGAAACATCAGGATTGGATAAGGCATTTAATATTGTCGAGGATACTGCAGAAGTAATACCAAAGACAAATAAACTACATCTAAAAAAAGATGAGGGTGATGATGTAATCAAAGACTATCAGTACGCTAGAGGCAACTTATACTCTTTGATTGATAAAGGACAAGAAGCAGTTAATGGTGCACTTGACCTTGCAATGTCATCTGATCATCCACGTGCATATGAAGTTGCAGGACAACTAATTAAACATGTAGGTGATGTTGCTGATAAACTTATGGCACTACAGAAAGATAAAAAGAATGTCAAAGAGGAAAGCAAAAAAACAACAGTAACTAATAATTCTTTATTTGTTGGTAGCACTGCTGACCTACAAAAGATGCTCAAACAAGCAAGCAAGAAAAAGGATAAATAAGTTTATGGCATACAAAAGACACGACAAAGATAATAACGAAGTCAGTCCTCAACCAGGCAGCACTACCGTTAATCAATTCTCAGGAAATGAGGGTTGGAGTACAGTCACATATAAAAATTTTAATGCTGACTTCCAAGCTCGTAACGCAGACAGAAGCACTAGAACACCTGGCACATATCAGGCAAGAAAATCTGATAACAGCACTAGAACTCCTGCAGCATATCAGCGTCACGATAAAGATAACAACGCAGTAACAGGTTAATGGCAACACGCATACCAACAATGTATGGAAGATATTATGTTATCTCTTTTATATGGAGAGGTAGGCAAATGACTTTCACAGCATACAGAGCAAGTCTTTCTAGAATGCAAAGACCACAAGCACAGAAGATATGTGATAAAATGTATCCTGGCTGTAGAGTTATATCATTCCATGAATCAGACGCAACTGACGGACCTGTAGTATTGACAACAGAGTCTAAGGATTGTGGTGAAGGAATGTATTATTGTAGAGAAGATAAGAAGTGCAAACCAATACCAAAAGGATATCACGAAAGAGAAGATGGATATCTTGTAAAGAATGAAACATACTTCTATGCAGGAGATTCTAAAGAAGAATTTAAAGATAAAGCAAAGAAGAAAAAAGAAAACAAAAAGAAAGTTAAGGTAGATGGTGGTTCAACTGACGTACCTAACTTTCCACAAGATCAAGTTAGCGAAGAAGCATGGCAGAGAAAAGAAGGTAAGAATAAATCAGGTGGTTTAAATGAGAAAGGGAGGAAGTCTTATGAAAGAGCAAATCCTGGTTCTGACTTAAAAGCACCAAGCAAGAAGAAAGGTAATAAGCGAAGAGCAAGTTTCTGTGCTAGAATGAAAGGTATGAAGAAGAAGTTGACAAGTGCGAAGACTGCTAGGGATCCCGACAGTCGTATAAACAAGTCACTTCGTGCTTGGAACTGTTAATTATAGGAGACTAAATATGTCTAGAGTTCAAGAATTGCAAGCAGAACTTAGAGTTCTGGAAGCATTCAATGACACAACTCGTGCAACTATTCTACGCTCTATGCTAGAATACGAAATCAAAGCAGAGGAGAAGTCTCATGTCAATGGTATCGGAAGATCTTCTAGATCTTGATTGGAAAGATTACGAAGGTGTGATAGGACAAGATCCTATTTCACATAAGTACGAAGTGCAATTGAATAGACGACTGCATTGGTTTGATACGAGAGAGGAAGCTGAAAATTACTTGAAGATGAATTCGGAATGAGTCAAGACTTTTATTTGGGAAACCCTAATCTTAAGAAAGTAGGGACAGAAATACAATTTACAAAAGAGCAGATACAGGAATACCTAAGATGTAAAGAGGATCCTGTATATTTTGCTATGAACTATATCAAGATCATATCTCTTGATGAGGGTATAGTTCCATTTAAGATGTGGGATTTTCAACAAGAACTCATTGAATCATTTCACGAGAATAGATTTAATATAGCGAAACTACCCCGACAGACTGGTAAGTCTACTACCTGTGTGTCATACCTTTTACACTATATACTTTTTAATGATAACGTTAACGTTGGCATTCTAGCGAACAAACTGTCTACTGCAAGGGATCTACTTGGTAGACTCCAACTGGCATATGAACAACTTCCCCTCTGGATTCAACAAGGAATCGTCGTATACAATAAAGGATCCATGGAATTGGAAAACGGATCCAAAATTCTCGCTGCTTCTACTTCAGCAAGTGCTGTCAGGGGTATGTCGTTTAATATCATATTCCTCGATGAGTTTGCTTTCATACCCAATCATATTGCGGAGCAATTCTTTTCCTCTGTTTATCCTACTATTACATCTGGTACATCAACCAAAGTTATCATCATATCGACCCCCAACGGAATGAACCACTTCTACAAGTTGTGGGTAGATGCACAAAAAGGTAGAAATGGATATGCATGGTCTGAAGTTCACTGGTCAAAAGTGCCTGGCAGAGATGCTAAATGGAAAGAACAAACTATTGCCAATACATCTGAGAGACAGTTTACTCAAGAGTTTGACTGTGAATTTCTTGGATCTGTTGACACTTTAATTACTGCAGCTAAACTTAGAGTGTTGACATATGATGATGTTATGACAACCAATGGATCTCTTGATGTATATGAAAACCCGATAGACAAACATGAATATATTATTACTGTTGACGTATCCCGTGGTCTTGCACAGGATTATTCCGCGTTTGTAGTTATAGACATTACGCATGCTCCGTGGAGACTGGTGGCAAAGTACAGAGATAAAGATGTAAGACCCATGTTGTTTCCTAATATCATATACAATGTGGCAACTAACTATAACAAAGCGTATGTTCTTACTGAGGTAAATGATATTGGTGAAGCAGTCGCGGGAAGTTTATTCTATGATTTGGAATATGAAAATACTTTGATGTGTGCTATGCGTGGTAGAGCAGGGCAAATAGTCGGACAGGGATTCTCAGGTAATAAAACACAGATGGGTGTAAAGATGAGCAAGACTGTCAAAGCACAAGGATGCTCTAACCTCAAGACACTGATAGAAGATGACAAGTTACTTGTTAAGGATTACAACATTGTATCAGAACTGACTACCTTCATACAAAACAAACAATCATTTGAAGCAGATGAGGGGTATAATGATGACCTTGTAATGTGCTTAGTTATCTTTGCATGGTTAGTACAGCAAGAATATTTTAAAGAGATGACCGATCAGGACATCAGAAGACGTATATATGAAGAACAAAAGAATGCTATTGAACAGGATATGGCACCATTTGGTTTTATAGATGATGGACT